AATACTGAATTTTAAAGGGTGATTGCTAGCCCCAGAATAATCAAATTTATATTTACTATCCTTATATAAAGTTAAACTTGGGTGTAATATGGCACCATTTCCATCATTTTTATTAATATAAAATCTAACTGTTTGGGTTGCAGTATTTACTGTCCAAGTCGGAGTAGTTGTTCCCGTTTTTCTTACAGTGTGATCAGCAGATATTGAACCAGCACCCACCAATTTTAATGTTAATGCACTAATATTTGCTCCACTAGTTGTTTTTTCTATTACTGTAAATACAGAAATTGTGTCTCCATTGGGTCCAGTTACAATTCCATCTAAACTATCACCAACATTAATAGCAGAAGAAGCAACATTGGTTGTGAAATTAATAACAGTTACTGATGGAGCAGTTACAGTATAAGTTATTGGTTGGGTTAAATCTAAATTGTATGCAGTTATAGTATCTCCAATACTATAACCATTTCCAGCAGTATTTACAGATGCTGAAGTAACAACGCCTAATGTATTAATTGTATATTTATATCCAGTACCAGTTCCCCAAGGTGGAGTAAATGTTAAATTAGCTGTTCCAGATACCGATCCACTAGTTGATACTTGTAAACTAGTATCACTAAGAACTTGACTAACTGTAATATCTCCAGTCATTGGTGGAGTAAACGCACCCGTTCCTGAATTTTTTGTTATTATAAAACCAGGATAAATTCCAGCAGTGCTGGTTAACGTAATGGTATTTTGATTTAATGTTATGGTTGCTGTTTTATTTGCTGCGGTAACAGGTAAAGTTAATTGATCATTTACAGCATACCCAGTTCCGTATGTAGTTATTGTAGTTTTAACAAATTCGCCTGTATTTACATCTAGATCTACTGATCCTAATGCTCCAGTACCAGATCCACTGATAAAAGTTACGTTAGAAAAGGTTACTGTGGATCCTCCACCAATTCCAACTGTGCCAGTATAACCAGACCCAGCAGTAGTGGATCCAGAATAAGCAGAAACTACGATATCAAAAGTTCCCAACTCACCCGTTCCACCAATACATGCAATATCAGTATAAGATCCAGCATCATAATTTTGACCAGGAGTAGTCAATATGAGACCAGCACTTCTTAGACTATTTTTCTGTAAAATTAAGTTTCTGAATGCATATACTGCATCATTATTGTATTGATAAATTTTTCTTCCGCCACTAACAAAAGCCATAGTTTTTAAACTAGACTTGTAAATACCTAATGTGGTATCGGATGAAAATGACAGTGAAGGATCAATTCTTGTTCCATCACCAAGTTTCAAAATACCCGTAGATAAGTTGCTTCCACCGCTACCAATATTATATAAATCATTGGCAATTGAGTTGATAGTCTGCCTCTGAATCTCCAGAGTGTCGGTTTTAGCTACATTTCTAAGTATTGCCATTTCTTATAAGTTCTCTTAAAAGATCTTTGATGTCTGATAATTCATTCTTTAAATCTTCCACATCACCTTGAAGTTTTTTGATAGATGCGGAACCGTTTTTACGCTTCCTTGCGTCTTCAAATACACTTTTATCAGTATTTATAATGGCACCTGTACCATTATCTCTTACGAGATAATCGTGGTCAATTACTTTAATATAATCCATCAAAATGAAGCAACAATTCTACAATCTTGTATTTTAGGAACAAATACTGGTTGTGAACTTCTTAAAACAATCTTGATAGCAAAGGATGAATATTCAGGAAGATTGCTGACACTAAATTTGTATTCTTTATATGATGCTTGATTTTCTAGATAACCAGAAACAACATTTTCACTGGATGGAGTTACGATAATATCTGGGTTTCCATCTTGATTAAAATAGTTCCAATCTAGATCATCAAAATTATATTGTGAACTGGCAAGTTTATACTTATAAAGAACTTTGATATCATCCTGTTCAAAGATATTAGCAGTTAATCTAACATCAATACTGGTGGATGGATTTTCTAAAGAAATTTCTTTAGTTACATACTTGGCAAGAGAAGAACTATTTTTGGAAGCATTCTCTTGAACATAAAGAACACCTGGCGAATATGTAATAGATTTAATTTCAGCAAAAGATCTTTCTGATGATGCTAGGTTATCATAAGATAATAGATCACCAACACGGAATACATCTGGTTGCTGAGCACTAGTGTTGCCAACAAAAGCAACTCTAGCGTACTCTGGTAATGATACTGATGCTGTGTAATTTCCGTTGATTGGATTTTTGTTGTTAGCAATTCGTAACTCTTTCTTTCTGTCATCCCAAAGAACAACATTACCACTAATTACATTGGTGTATTTCTTAGTCAAATCACTCTTATCAAAAGCAGTAATAGTAGAACCTTTCTCGAAAGTAAACGGTACTTCGGTGATGCCATTTGGAGTGGCAAAGACATTGGATGGGTATTGATCCAATGAACTGATGTCATCAAAGATTAAAGTTTCATTTGCTTGGAAGATTGTATCAGTTAACATCTTAATCCACAACGTTGTGGTGGCTTTATCAACCTTAACGATAACTCCTTTTGCTTTTGAACTATAACCAGTGACAGTTTTAATATTGGTTGTGCTTCCTACAATATTACTTTCAGAAATTGAACCAAGACCAGTTCCACTGTAGATAACTTTATAAACTGGATATAGTTTGATGATCTGATCTCTTCTACCAAAGCGCGATTCTTGACCCGATGATTTCTCTACTTGGTTGTGAACCATCTTAACGCTACTGGTTCTTAAATCAATCAATGGTGATAGATATGATTTATCTGAAGATAACTCAAGTTTATATGCCAATGATTCGCTGTTAATTCCAGTATTCTTAAGTTCGTTGACTCTAGAAGCAACTACTTTTTGGTTGTTGAAGATGTGTTCCTGATTTAAGAATGTTTTTTCGTATCCATTATCAGAAAGTGATTGTGAATATGATGTATATACTGTTGAATTGCTGTCTACAGGAACAATGTTGGTAGTTTTAACATACGCATCAATTGATGTATTTGGAAGTGTTAAAATTCCAACTTGAGCATAAAGTTTTTCAAATTTTCTGTTGTATGAAGCAAGAACAGTAGTTCCACCACCAATTTCATTTGATGTTGCCCTAATACCAGTATTGATGTGGTAATATTCTAAACCAGAATTAATTACTGTGAATAGGCGATCAACAACTAATTCTGGGGCAATACCACCAAAATTGTTGATAGATTTGAACGAAACGAACGAATCTCCACCACCTTCAAAACTATTATTAAAGTGACGAACACGAACAATCTTATTGTTGTTTCTATACAATTCTGAAGTAGCAGTTCCATCAGAAGTAGCATCTGTTTCAAATGGGTTTGCTTCGATAATTTCATAACCTAATGCTTGGTTCTTGAGATCCAATACAGCAGTTCTGGAAATATCAAATTCTGCTCTGAATAGAGTGAATTTAATATCTTCAAAAATATCTTCTGTCCAGGTATCTACGTTTTGTGATTTAAATACTGATCCAATCAATGGTTGAGTTGTTACAGCTGCGTTAGTAATTTTTTCATTTTGTCCCAACTTAGATGACCAAATTTCATAATCGGTAGAATCTGATTCAACAGCAAACGCATATTCGTTATCATTTTGTAGATAAACTGGATAATCAAATTGAAAATAAGTTGGGATGGTTGATTGTTCAATTTCAGTATCAACAGCAACTCCCATTCTTACTGAAGGAGTATCAATGGTTATGAACGATTTGATGTATGCTCCAGCAGGAGATGAACCAGTGCCGTTGATAATTACTGAAGGAGCAGCAGTGTATTCCGAACCAGCAATTGTAACTTCAGCATCGTAAATATTTCCATTTGAAACATATACGTTAGCGGCACCAGTGATACCACCAAGTAGTTGTGGACTTTCGATAGTCAATGTAGCAGTTTCATATCCAGAACCAACATTCATTATTTCGAGACTAGTTAATCTACCAGAATCTTTAGCAATGGTTACTTTTAATGAAGTAGAAATTGTTGTATTTTTTGCGTTATAAAGATTTAAACTATCAAATTGTAGATCTTCATTTTGAACATATGATCTACCATTGTGGTTTGATAACACGATAGTGTAAATTTGATCATTAGATAAGGTGTATTCTCCGTTAACAGAAGCAATAAGTTCAATTTTATTCTTGTCTAGAACTGTCTTAACTGGACCAGATGCCTTGGAATTACCACCAGTAGCATACTCACCTTTGGTGATCTTCAGAGTTCCATTAGTAAACACTCTCAAATAGGTATCAGGAAGTAGTGATTTTTCGGTTCCTGGAACAATATACTTGCCAGGTTTTCCGCTTTCAATATTTGATAGGTAAACTCTTACAGGAATAGTGGAACTTTTCTTAGCAAAGTAAAGATTCATGCCAGTTAAGAAAATACCACCAGGGCTATTCTCAATCTTAAATGATTGTGATAGTGGATTTGGTTTAATCTTAGCACCATCAATTAATTGGATACCTTCTTCTGACTTAAGAATTGCTGGAACAGTAGAAGTAATTGATGCTGGGTTTTGTGGTAACGCACCAGCAGCATGATAAACAATACTAGAGAAACTATCTACATCAGCATCAGTGCTACCATTAGTATCAGAGGTAAACTTGATAGTTTTTGAACCAGTGATAAAGTATAATGGGTCTCCCTCAGAATCATAAGGAATATCCTTAATATCAGTTGGAACAGATGAACCAGATAAAGGAGGAGCACCTGCTGGAATTAGGACTACACCACTAGCATTTCCGTTTTCGTCAGTAATAATACCACTATCAAATGTGCTTAGCGAATTGCCAGCAACTCCAGTAAATCTAAAATCTTGTGCCACCCAACGATCAATATTTTTGCCATCAACAAACACAAAGAGTTTTGTTTTTGGTTTCATTCTGGTGAGAACAAATTTAATCAATCTTGTTTCACAGAAAAACTTAATGTTGGAAATAATGTTGTTTCCGCCCACATTTGTAGAAGAAACGCCTTGTGCTAGTTCATTATTTTGTGGACTGATATTAGAAGAACTTGCTACGTTAGCACTGACAGTAGATGATGACGAAGAGAAATTAATATCATTTAATGGAGAGGTATTGAAGAAAATTCTATTTGTTCCTATCCAGTTGATGGAATAGTTGTTATAGATACTTGCTAAACCCTCTCTAGTGTCATTCTTAGCATAGAATACTGAGAATACTTTACCATCATTGTTTAAAATTGCTGGGAATTGTTTTTGATTAAACCATTGATCTACTGGTGGATCTAGTTTAACATCACCAACATACTGAACAACAACAAATGGATTAATGTTGATAGTTTTTGTAGCAAATGAACTGCTTAGATAAGCAATATTGGTGTGTGGAAGAGTAATAACTCCATTGGATAATGAATATCCATTTAAAGTTCTTTCTTCATCTTTTGTATTAATTTCTTTTAACTTCAATGAAGATTCAAATGATCTTGGCCTTAAAACTGATTGTTGAGTATCAATCGCACACTTGTAATCAACAGAAGATAGATTACCAATGTTATGTGATTCAAAGTTGTCAACAATAAATCCACTCTTGAATCTATCCATTCCAATTTCGTCTTTAACTTGCATATTGAGTGCTTGCTGCTCTAACATGCTAAGCAAAGTATACTTCTCAAGTCTTTCAATGCGCTTCTCCAGTTTACCAATATCGCGCATCGTGTAACGCTTATTGTCAACTGGAATGATATTGACATCATTTGCCGAAGCAGTAAATGCTGGTAAGTAATAGTAATATAGAGCAATTGCGTCGTCAAGATCTGTTGGCTTGGTTGGATTTAATGAAGGATTACCTTTCTTGATAATGAAATCACCATTTTTGTTCAAGAACAATCCATCAATTCTATCCAAATACTGTTGTAGATCAAATGATAAACTATATTCAATATTTTCATCAGAAGCAAGAGTTCCTGCTGTAATACCACCTGCTCTAGTAAAACTAGGTGGTGCTGATAGAATGGAAATATCTTGGTAACCACTAATAGTGGAAGTTGAGTCAACTTTTGCTCTAAAATCAATTACGTCTTTTAGTGATACTCTACCAAAAACAGTGGAATTAAAATTAGGTACTTCGTCTTCTGATACTCCAGCTTCGTGAAGGTATGAGTCGATGGTACAGAAATCTCCTTGGGAATGCTCAAAATAATCAAAACCGATTAGGAGTTGACCAGTTGGTGGTTCGTATCCTGGTTTTAAAACAATTCTAGCAACATCGTAGAAGGTATCTCTTTGTCCATCATCAAAAGTAAATCTATCAGTAACATCATTACCAGAAAGAAGAGTTCCATTTACGTCAGCAACAGGAGCAACTGATGTGGTGCCTTCATAAACATATCTAAATTTGTAAACATCAGAGTATGAAAGAACTTCAGATGCGTTAGTATCATAATCAACTCCACGGAAAGGAATTACACGATCTCCAGGAGAAGAAACTACAATTCTCTTATTTGAATATGATGTCTTGAGTCTTGGTTTTGCCTTACTTACTTCTACAGTAGCAGTTAACTTAATTTTAAAGTTTTCGTAACTATTGATAGTTCCGAAGAAATTGGAAGGTAGGTTTACTGTAACACTACCAGCACTAAGACCAGTTGCTGTATCGGATGAGCTAGTTATTGTTACTTGGTCAGATGTCAAGTAAAGAATATCTCCCTTCTCAACTGAAGCATTTGGGTTGCTTGCTTTATCTGGATCAAGGATAGTTATTAGGAAATTCTTTTCAGAGAAAGCAACAAATCTTTGAGTACCGTATGGAAGTTGTGCTGCGAAGGTAATATTACCACCGCTACTTGTAATTTTGGTAATAAAATCTCTTCTTAAGTAATAAGTGATTTTTGAATTTTCTGGAGAAGATACAACAGAATTTAAATATTTTGCTCCTGTTGGAATAATGAGAGAAGATGAAGTAGCATTTTCTACTTTTGCTCTCAATCTAATGATGTTTGTATTTACTACATCTTTTTTAAGTGCGCTGTCAAGATAGATTCTTGCTTTTAATAATCCTTGTGGTTGAGTTACATATTGAACTACGGTTCTCTCAACACTATTATCACTATAAACAAATTGTACAATATCGCCTTGTACTAAATCAGGCGATGGATCACCAGAAAAACCATTACACTCTACAAATTTATAACCTCTTGTTCCTGAGAATGTGAAGTCAGTTAATGTTTTGTTACTTAGATAGTTATTGTTAAATGATTCTACGTCTGCGGTAAAAATATATTTGGAGTTTGCCCCAAATTGCGAGAACATAGATTTAACATTCTGTGGTCCATAAGTTACCACAGTATTTTTATACAATACTGGGAAAATGAAA